GGTGATTGCCGTACCAGCAGTACCAGCGACGTTATAGGTCGCTTTGGTCGATGCGGAAAGGTAATCCGACTCAATGCCCGAAATCAGCACAGCAGCAGCCGGTTCGATGTAACGCTTGCTAAATGCAGCAACATCGGCCGGGCTGTCAGTATTGAGCGTCAATTCAGCCGAATTGAAGCGCATATCCACACCGTCCTGCGTCGCCATCGTGATCGTCTGGACGCTTTCGTTTTGGTCTTGAACGTCCATGACGCGGGAGCCTTGACGCCGCGTGTACTGGTTCGCATTGCGAACACGCAGAGCCGAGCCGATTTTCGCGCCGGTCTTGGCGTAACTGTCATCGTACTGCATATCAGTAGTGCCGATGAAAGTTGCCTTTTCATGCGCGATTTGGAGTGCTTCTCGCGCTACCATGTCGATAAATTTTAAGGTATTAGCCACAATGTCAATCCTTTCAATGAGTTACGCAGTTTTTCTCCACTTGGCGTACTCAGCATCGGACATTTGACCAGGGTCTTTTTTGACCGTAGCGCGTGCGCCGACAGGCTTTATAGGCAGGGACTTGGCCTGCCAGCCGTTCCTCGATGCGTCCGAGTGCGCGGATAGACCCGATGGGGGACAGTTTGCCGATTGCGGCTGCTTCGTCGGGGTTGTTGGCTAGGTAGTACGCCAGCTTCGGCCCGAAGTCGCTTTCCATAATGGCCTGTTGCATCGCGTCTGTCATTGGAACGTCCGAGGAACTTACGACTTCCTCGAAATCCGGCATTTCTGCCGTGGCTGCTGCCATGCGCTTGTTCCAACTGTCAACGGTCTTTGTGCGCTCCGCTGCTTCGCTTGCCGCCCTCTGACGCTGTTCGCGTTCCGTGAGCGTAGACTCAATCTGCTTTTTGGCGATGTAAGCTGCTTTTGCAGCCACGAACTTATCGAAGTTATCGTATTGCTCTATCGAAGGTTCGTCATCGCTTCTTTGCTCTACTACATTTGGTTGCCGACTCTCAATAGCATTGAGCCGTTCCTCAAGCATTTTTGTTCTTGCTTGCGCTTCATATTTTTCGCGTACAGCCCTATCAATTCTTTTTTGGACGCCCTTCGGTATTGGCGGAGGGACAATCTCTTGTTTTTCTGGATCAACTTCATCGCCAGGAACAATTTCAACTATCTGCTCAGTAGGGGCGTCAATAGCTGACTTTACAGAAGTATCAGCGCCTTGCGTTTCATTGTCAACAATAATTTCTACGGTGCTTTCGCTCATGTTTCTCTCCTAATGTCCGCATTTAAGCAATGCGTAAGCTATAAATTACGGTATAATGCAAGCATGAAACTAAACACAGACCTGATCGGTAAATCATTTTCTCGGCTAACAATCGTTGGCCTTTCAAAAATAGAAAAACAACGTACAAAAGTTATTTGCATTTGCTCTTGTGGAAAGACGGTAATAGTTCATTTTTATAGTTTGGCATCTGGCAATACAAAATCATGTGGATGCTTGCATAAAGAGGCTGCATCGTTAGCCAATAAAAGTCATGGCCTAACTTCAACGCGCACATACCGTATTTGGGAAAATATGAAAACGCGTTGTCTTAACAAAAATTCGCCAAGTTATCCTAGAAACGGTGGGCGCGGGATAATCTTTTGTGATCGGTGGTTCTCCTTTGATAATTTTCTTTCTGATATGGGAGAGTGCGGTCAATATGAAACAATAGAACGCAAAGACAACGATGCTGGATACTCCAAAGATAATTGCGTATGGGCAACAAACAAAGAACAAGCCAATAACAAACGAAATAGCCGAAAAATAACCTATATGGGAGATACGCTTACTCATTCTCAATGGAGCGAAAAACTTGGTCATAAAGGCGTTGTTGAGCAAAGAATACGTGTCCTAAAATGGGATGAAGAAAAATCCGTATCAACTCCTGTAAAAAAACGCAAGTTACATATCAAACAAAAGTAGCGCAATCGCGGCATCTTCCATTTCCTGCTCGCGGCGCTCGTATTCCAGCCTGATTAACTGCGCGTACCCATCTGCCCACTGGCGCTGCATCGAATTTAGCAGTAGCATTAACTCGCGCTCGGCTGCGGCGGTGTCTGCCTTTTCGTCTTGAATTGTGCGTGCCGTTACTGCTGTTGCGACTGCTTCGATTACAGCGTCAATTATTTCCGGCTCAACCTCTCCTATATCGGGCAGCGATTTAGCCGTTATGCTGTGTATCCACGGATGCTTGCTGCCGTGGCTTACTGCAGGATGCGCTCTTGGCGACATTCCGCTGGTATAGGTTAAAACTGCATCTTGACCATTTATTACATATGCACCGGCAGCACACGCCAGCACATAATCAATCTTTGCCGCACCAGGTACATACGTCAGTGTTGCTGGCAGACCTGCGTAACTATATGCCCCTGCCGCTAATGCCAGTTTCCTATCTAACTTAAGACTTGCCGCTACGCCTGTGTAAGTGTAAGCGCCTACTGCAAGACTTAAATTACGCGCTACAACTAGGGTCGCTGCTTGACCCGTATAAACATAAGCACCTGCGGCGAGGCTTAACTTCCTTGCCAGTTCAAGTGTTGCCGCTTGCCCTGTGTACACATATGAACCACTAGCACAAGTCAGCGTGTAATTTACTGACGACCCACCGCCCCTTTGTACTGTCGGGTCAGACAGTACAATGTCATTAGGATTTGCCTCCCCTTGGTAGAGGAAAATATCTGGCATTAAACTGCAACCACCACATCAGTCGTAGTCCCCGCCACATCGGGGGATCCGGGAAGGTAGGCGCGGCAAAAGAAATACCCCGCATTACTGCCCACGGCAAAAGAGTAGTTTCCGCTCCCATCGCTGTACGTTGTGGCAATGTACGCTTGCGTGGCATCGGCGTGAAACAAGTCCACTCGACAATTTGGTAACGCAACGCCAGAGCTATTTTTCGTGATTCCAGTCGGCGCTACGGTATTAATTGTAAAGTTGCCGTTGTACTGCTTACATCTAAAAGTAGGCCCAACTTTTGACCAATCGCCGCAAACTTTTCCTATCGCTTTGGGGTGTTTGTAAAGCGTTCGCACCGCACCGCGTCCGGTAAACAAGACGCCTGGATTTATTCCTCTGACGAATTGCGCTCCCATTATTGACTGCTAAACCCTACGATAAGCATATCCGTGCCAGAAACCAACAGCCCGCCGTTCTCGCCCACGTTCAAATTAACTCGGCTGATTTGCGTGGTTGTAGTCCAGATTCCCGCCCCCGTGGTTACGCTTGGCGCAACAGCCGCTGTCTCACTTACATCCGAGGACTGGTAACTAACCCCATGCGCCTGCCCGCTGACGTTACGGACATCGAACACGATTAACGACCGAGGGCCAGCAACGGCAACCGCAGAGACGACAATCCCAGCAGCGGAAGCAGCCACAGCGGTTTTAGTCGTGAACGTCCCCGCTGGGGCCAGCGTGCTTACCGTGTAGGAATAAGCCGTGGTTCCCACGTCGCCGTTAAACTGCATACGCGCAAAACCTGCAGCCGTGTAGCCAGCCACGCGAACATAGATACGCAAAAACGGGTCAGTCGGGATTGAAGCCGAAGGTAAATCTGCGGCATTTGCGCTCAACGAAGTGTAACTGGTTGCCGCAGTACCGCCCCAAGAAGCCATTGCGGTATTAATCCACCGCTTTGCGCGTTTCTTTGTTTCATCCCATTGCTCGTCCAGCGGAATATGCCAAGGAATAACTCTTGCATTCATGCCGAGGATCCCATATTCATATCAATCAACGCGAACTGGTGGCAGGTAATCGAGTTTGCCGCGTTCGCAACCGACCAAGTGCCGAACAAATCAACCGTAAAGGCGGCAGTCGAGTCAAAGCCCGTCCCGACTACGGGAGGCGTGTTGTAGGGCAGCACATGGCTTGTCGCGCCGCCCGCAGTAGGCAACGGAGCGCCGATTACCGCTTCCGAAGTCCACAGCCCCTGCCCGATCACGTTTGCCGTTGTAGTCGCTCCAACCGCCCTGACGGTAATATCCACATCTAGAATCCAACCGACGTTTGTTTTTGCGACGATGTTTAGCGTCATTGCGCCACCGTTAAACACGACCACCGAGCCAAACCGCACATCTAGAGTTAGGGTTCCAGGCGTGGTAACCACCGTGCTAATACGGCCAGAGGCGCGCACTTTAAACAGCTTTCCCGCCGAGGTGAAGTAGTTTGCTGGCAGTGTAGGCTTTGCGATAGGCGGCAGCAAAGAGGTGGCAACGGTACTATTTGCTAGTGCCGTGCCGTCTATGGGGGAGTTATTTAGTGTTTGGAGCCAAGATACGCCGGGCATGGTTAAGTCTCCTTATGTAACTGTGAAAGTGCCGCCAGAAGCATCTAGCGTAGGTGTAAAGGTATCGCCATTAGTTCCATTCATCGCCACAGCTACGCCGTAATCCCAGTATCCGATACATTGTGTGCGGGTCAGGTTGTAGAGGATGACGTATTGGAACGTGAACCCAGCACCCGAAGCTGTCCATGTAGGAGACACTGGTGCAGCAAGAATTAATTTGTACACACCAGCCGTTTGCGTCGATGATGTGATAGTGCAGTTTACTCCGCCAGCCGTATAACCGCCAGCAGTTCCAAGTTCCGTAGCACTCGCTGCAGTGGTGTTGGTCGCCACGTTCGGCGCAGTGTTAGACAGGATCAACTGCCATGTGTCAGTAGCAGCATTGCTAGCCTCAAGCAAGACTTCCGTACCAATCTGATATTTAACGTATGCGGCCATTAATTAACTCTCTCTGCAATCGGCGTTTCAATCGACTCCATCGCATAAGAGCCGTCCATCTGCCTGACTGCTCTACCCGACTTCATCATTGGCGATGCGCCTGCAAC